TTAAACAAATTTTAAATAAATGTAAAGTGGACAGTTTTTTATGATGTCCAGCATATAACTCAAATAACGCACACGACGAGGAGCAGGTAAATCGTAAACCTATTAGTTCCGTGTGCATTATTCTACCGTATAATCCTAAGGGGGTGTGCAATTAACGCACACCCAAAATCTCTGATAATTTAAGCAATTCAGAATCACTTAAAGTCTTCAAATATCTTTTTGATACTTGGTATTGCGTGCTTTTTCCGTCGGCACTTGTTGTTATTTTCCAAATGCCTTTTCTTTCTATTGTTTCTTTTTTGTTGTTATGCAATTTACTCACATCCTTGAGATAAAATCCTGATAGCATTTCACCTCTCATTGTTGTTCCTCCCAAAGTTCACTTACAGACTTGTTAAAGGAATGGTAATTAGCGTCCTCTAAAGCGCTTTTAAACACTGTTAGAATGTCTTCCCCTACCCAATTACATTTATTGCTTATAGCACGTCCTAATTCCTCTAATACTTGCTTTCGTTCTTCTGCATTGGCAGTTGGTCTAATTATAAGCAAATTAACCACCTCTCCAATATTCATAGTCTCTCTGAGTTCTACCGACATAATAAGTTTCTTCAGTTGATAGGCCGTCACAATTTGGACAGACTAAAACATCTATATCAGTTCTTTTCATCCAAAGTTCTATAGTATTACATTTATGACAGATATGATATCGCTTTATTTTTATTCCATCTGCATAATGTGTTGCTCGCTTTTGTTTAGTTGTTTCATGTTGTTGCATGTTATCACTATATTGTCAGTATCAAGGGGGTATATAAGCTTTTAATGACCATTTGAGCACAAAAGGACATATGCGTAGAGCATTTTTAGATTCCGCTTAAGTATTTATGCATTATATTATTTACCAGGAATTACCAGGAATTACCAGGCTATCCAGGTTTTTCTTTGGCCAGGTCACTTACAAAAATAACACACACAAAAAAAATAACAGTGTGCATTATCTAAACAAATAAATAAATAATACACACAAATAAAATAATACACACAAAAAAAGGGACCAGGACCAGGAAAAACCAGGTAAAATGTGTGTATTATATGATAAAATAGCTAAATAACGCACACTCTATGGGTTAAACAAAAACGTGTATTATTTCGGCGGGCCTAATTCTGATGAAAATCTATAAATTTTTAATTCGCTAAATGTCGAACGTGTGCGCTATTGGATAATTTCCAATATTAAACGCACACTTGCTTATTCTTTTTGTTTATTCTGTCATCATTATTTCATATATTTCACTTCTGATTAACTGCCAATTTAACGCATTATAATCAGCTTCATCATGGATAGGCAAACAACTTGCAATTAACCAACTGCATGCTCTTTGCACATTCTCAGCATTAAAATCAAAACCATTATTGCGATTTAATAAATTTCTTAAATCTCTATAAACTATTTCATCATTCTGAGAATTTAAAACAATTTCATCATGTAATCTACTTGTCATTTCATTATTAAAATCTGGTGGATTTTCAGCGCTGGCAGTGGACGCACTTTCTTCGTTAGTTTCTGTATCTGGGTTGTCAGTATTCACGGGCTGGGTTTCAGCGCCACTTATGGCGCTAAAACCGTTACTTCTGGCCCTTTTTCGGGAGTAATTCCTTACTCCCTCTTTACCGAATCCTAAAAAGTCCATCATGCCGTCTATTGTGAGGTTGTAATCTTCACAATTTCGACCTTCATATTTTCGGTCCCATGAACGGGTAACCATTCTCTCCATTAACTTTACCCAGTTCAATATTTTCCTTGCATTTGTGGACCCATTATGCTGTCTAAATTCCACAGTTCCATAAGATTCCAAACAAGACAAGTTAACAACTTGATATCTGCCAGACATCCCGTAAATTAGATGTGCATAATTTTCTTTATCTTCTGAAAATCTTTTAATTTCTTCTTGTGTCATTCTTGCCCCATCTGGAATATAATTACAATAATTGTTTCCTCTTCTGGACGGACTTACAAGGGCATCTATTACAGGTTGAAAATAAGCATAATTTCTTAATAAATTTGCTGTAAATTTCTTAGCTGGTTTATTCTTCAATGCTTGTATTTTTCCGCTTGTGGTTCTTGTGTCGACACGTCGTCTAAAATGATACTTATCCAATACCTCGAAATGGACATGAACACCGCAAGAACGGTCCACTCTTACAAGTCCCTTAATTGCATTACAGATTTTTGTAATCTGGTCCTCTATATTTCGGGCACCTTTCATAGGTGGACTTACAAGTTCGAAACCTCCATAAGTTAAAGAGCTATCACTTACCACTTTCCATGAGGACATTACTCTGTGAGTATATCCTACATCATTAATGGTAATTCCAGTCTCTCGAATGCTGGCCAAAATTTGGCTCTTGCTAACGCCGTTTCGTGGGATGACTTCCATCTCTACGCCTACTTTATACATACTCAACCAGTAGCGGAGGGTAGTTAAAGGCACCCTATAGCCATTTAGCTACAAAACCCAAAAAAGGACATATTTTCTACAACATTTTAAAATTCAGAACGCACCCCAGAAAACTTACAAAAATAATAATAATTTCTACTACTATAATAATACCTAAAAATCCAGGTTTTCAATAATGCACACTACTAAAAAAACGCACACTGAAAAAATAAAAAAAGTGTGCATTTTCTTAATTGGAAAATATCTAAAAATAATACACAACTGACAACAATCTACTCTCATTTAGTTCGCGCATTGCCGAAAACGCACACTAAAAAAATGCACACTGGCCTCCCATATAGAGGGGCACGGGTGTCTTCCTTGGGGGAGGTATTCTATCAATTTTCGTAGTTTCGTATCAAGGAGGACATATTATTTTTTTTTGGGGGTTGTTACCGTAAAGGTTATATGTCCCTGTGGTAGTAGTAGCGCATGGTTTACGCGAAAGAGAAGGGTTGGCCTAAGCAGTACATTTTGAATTGCGGTAGGGACAAGATGAGGCAGTCTGTATTTGCAGAGATGAAGGAGTTGGCGAAGGCAGATGAGGTTAGTTTACAGGAGGAGATATGGGAAGCATTGCTGATACATACGAGAAGAAGGAAGTTATGAGGGATTGGCAGTGGAGGGCGGCCGTTAGGTTGGACTACCTTGAGTGGAAAGAGTTAAATAGGCAAGGGACATATGACCTACTATGAGTGACAAGGTTTGGAAGAAGGGCCATGTTTGGACGAAGGCCCATTTGGAGACGGACATAAGGTTAGTAGACGTGCGGAATTTTGCGAAGCGCAAGATGGCGGGGTTGAAGGATGACGTGCATGACTTGCAGAAGTGGTCTCCTATGAGTGACAGTGAGATGAGGGCATTTTTGACTGGGTATCATGGTGCGTTGGATGACTTGCAGAAGTGGACGATGGAGCAGGTGGACGATGGCGAATAGTTTAGATGTGTGGGTAGTGTTATTGGATGAGATAATAGGTCATGTTCAGAAGTTTGTAGATGACAATCCTTTGAAATACGAAGGAAAGGAGTTGAAGGCATATACGACAGGTTTGGGTATGGTGTCGGTATTATGCAAGGCGATGATAGAGGATGTGATGGGGGAGAAGGATGGCTGATTGTTGTTGCAGGTGTATGGATAAGAAGAAGATATTGGAGATACTGGCGAAGCAGAGGGGCATGACTAAGGAATGAGTGAGTTTGGTTTGGCCTTATCGGTTAGTATGTTTATATTGGTTATATTTATAGCGGGATTTTGGTTAGGCGTATCATGGCAGGAGGACAGGAATGCACAAAAGGCACGCCCCAAGTAGGGAGTATGGATTGACGATGTGTGGATATGAGTGTACGCCGATGGAGTATGATGCGATGTCCAGGCGAGGCACGAAGTTTGTTAGTTGCAAGCGTTGTTTGCAGGCGTTAGAGTTACGGGAGTTGTTTGATGACGAAGTATAAGTTAAAGCATAAGGAGGAGGCGATGAAGTTATATTTGGAGGGCAACAGTTTTCAGGATGTGGCTACGATATTGCAGGAGAGGAACAAGTTTGTTCCGCCTTTGAATAAAAGCACGGTACGGGCTTGGAGTGATTCGATGGGTTGGCAGGAGTTGATGCAGGATGTGAAGCACGAGGTTCGTGAGGTGGTTAAGGAGCAGGTAGTGAAGGACAAGGTTAACAGGTTAGAGCAGGTTGAGGAGGTACGGGGTGCTTTCTTGGACAGGATGCGAGAGAAGAGTGGTGTTGACATACGGGGCCATGAGTTTGCTAAGTTGACAGAGATGGCGGAACGTATGTCCTTGCGAGAGAATGAGAAGCAAGAGTTAGTAGAGACGATTAACGAGTGTATAAGTCAGGCTTTGGAAGAGGTTAAGATGGATGAGAACGTGAAGCAGCAGTTCCTTTTACGTTACATAGAAAAACTTAGGAACGCAAGTAGTTACATATGAAAGAGTGGTTTAAGGATATGGGAAGCACGCACAAGTTAGTGATAAAGTACTTGAAGGAGTACCCTCACACGAGGGACAGTGATGTCGAGTTATTTTACATGATACTGAAGGATTATTATAGGGCGATACCTCACGGTAAGAAGCAGAGTATATATGAGGAGCAATTTTTGAGTGATTTGTATGTACTTTTGAAATTTGCGCCTGATAAGAGTAGTGTCAGTCGGTTGAGGAGGCGTATTCAGAATGATGATGGTATGTTTCAGAGTACGGCAGAGGTAAAGAAGTATAGAGAGGAGTTAGAGGAGAAGTTCAGGGAGTGGGCTTCTTCATGAAGTGGCGTTTTAATTGTTATAGATGTCCTGAGATATGGGATGTAGAGCATCGAGCATTAGATAAGTCTGATTTTATGAATAGTGATAAGAAAACTGGTCGTCCTACGTTGAATTGCCATACTTGTGACAGGCATGACCGAGTAACGCCAGTTACAGGTGAGATGGTGGGCAATCGTGGCTAAAAATTTGAGTCAGATTGTTCACAAGTATAAGGAAGACACTCAGTGGACGTTGTGTGGCCGTTATGCAGCTATGGTGGAGGGGAGTATGAATATAATGGCGAGTGACAAGGACCATGAGGTGAATTGTAAGGCTTGTCGGAGGCAGATAGATGAGTAATCAAGTACAGCGGAACAATGTTTCGAGGTTATTACGGACGAGTAATCGAAACAGAAATGCGTTTCGGTGGAGTAATAACGAGACTAAGGCTCATATTGACATGAAGTTTGCGATTTGCAGGAAGTTAAAGGAGTGGGGACACGAGTTTTACACTGAGGCAATCTTTGATGACACTGGATTGAGGGCAGATGTGATAGATGCGGACGCAGGAATCATCTATGAGGTGGTAAATACGGAGAATAACGACAGTATTTTGCGAAAGAACCGTCATTATCCGCTTGAGATTAGGGTTGTCAATGCGAATCAGAAGTTTTCAGAGGATTTATTGCTATAGGGAACACTTAAATAGCTAAGGACATATGTTCTTTTAGATGAATAATAACTTTGAGAAGGATTTGGCGGATGGGCATAAAGGAGAAAAGGCGGTTAGGCATTTTGTCGAATCGGTTATGGGGTTAGAGTTCAAGAAATTCAATGATACTGCTTTTTTTGACATACTTTTTCAGAATCCGTATGAAGACCCAGTGACATTTGAGGTAAAAACTGACTATTGGGAGAAGGATTGGGATGATGGAGGGTCAGGAAACATGGTAATTGAGTATAAATGCCGTGGTAAGAAGAGTGGAATAAGAAAAACGAAGGCTACATACTTTGTATATTACATTCCTAACATTCAGGACAAGCAATTATGGCTTATAAAGGTTGAAGATTTGAAGAAATTGATAAAAGACAACCGTTTTAAGCGTGTAAATGGTGGTGAGACCTATTATGACAACGATGAGAAGGTAACGCGGTGTTTTTTGATAGACAGATACAGGTATAGGAAGCATTTTGAGGTATATAGTTGGGATGGAAGGGGTTGGATAGACGAATGAAGGTTCTTGTTGCTTGTGAATTTAGTGGTAGAGTCAGAGATGCGTTTCTTGACAAGGGCCACGATGCTATGAGTTGTGATTTCCTTCCTACAGAAGAAGGCGGTCCACATTATGAGGGAGATGTAAGAGATATTATTGATGATGGTTGGGATATGATGATTGCCCACCCTCCTTGTACACATCTTGCAGTATCGGGAGCAAGATGGTTTAAAGATAAACAGGAAGAACAGAAGGAGGCGTTGGATTTTGTGAGGTTTTTGTTAAATGCGTCGATAGAAAAGATAGCATTGGAGAATCCTATCTCAATTATCAGTACACGTGTATGTAAACCGACACAAATTATCCAGCCGTGGATGTTTGGACATGGTGAAACTAAGGCTACGTGTTTGTGGTTAAAGAATTTACCTAAGCTCGAACCGACAGATGTTGTAGAGGGTCGGGAGAATAGAGTTCATAGGATGGCTCCCTCTAAGGACAGGTGGAAGAATCGCAGTAGGACTTACACAGGTATAGCAAGGGCAATGGCGGAGCAATGGATATGATTAGGATTCATAAAGACGGCGAAGTTATTAAAGAGACCGAGGATATACAGACATTAGTTCAATTCTTGGACTATTACGATGACCATCCGATAAAAATGGTTGAATTTAGGGTCAATTATGACAAAATCGAAGAAAGGAATCGACGACAAGCTGCTGAACTTAGCGATTAGTGGTGCTTTAGAGACATTAAAGACAACGCCACTTACCTTAGAGTCATTTATTGATGATGTTTTGCGTCATTACATGGAATTAGAGCCTGGAGATTATGTTCCGTTGGGTCAGATGCACGCTGAGTGGGCGGATGCGTTTGAAGCGGGGACTCATACTGCGATAATTTGCGCTCGAGGTCACTTGAAGACCTCTTGGGGTTTGAGTGCGCTTGCATATCAGATGGCGATGCAACCAAATTACCGTGCGTTGTATTTGTCAGCGACATTGGAACAGGCTTGGGACAAGTTGGAGCAGTTTGAGGAGATTTGTCGGCGTTCTTGGAGACTTAATTCGTTTATGAAAGCGCGGTCAGAGGATGACAAGGTAACTTGGCGTAAGGGTGCTAAGTATTTCAACAATGGAAGTAGGGTTCACGCTGCGAGTATTGGAAAGGCATTGGAAGGTCCGCACGTTCACATGATAATTCTTGACGATATTCTTCAGGAGTTTCCTAACATTACTGATGAGAAGGTTATTCATTATATTAAGAGAGTTGTGATGCCAATGCGTCTTCCGAAGGCCAAGTTACTTTTGGTAGGAACGCAGAAGAGGGTTGGAGATGCGACAGATTGGGTGATGCAGAACAAGGAGTGGACAAGTGTTAGGCATCCAGCTTTGTTGAAGGACGGGACTCCCCGTTGGCCTGAGTATTGGGACCAAGAGAGATTGGACAAGGAGCGTGAGACGATGGGGTCGAGAGCTTTTGAGTCTGAGTATATGTTAAATCCGTTGGACCCTGAGAGTGCAGTTATACCTTACGAGGTGTTGAAGCCATGTTTGAAGGAAGGCATGGAGATGGGCTTACCAGAGCGAGGTCAAGATTGGTTTGTAACTATGGGTGTTGACTTGGCAGTAGGTATGGACAGTCAGAACGATGAAACGGCTTATGTGATAATGGCTTACAACAGGGTTACTTTAGAGCGCAAGGTATTGTATTGTTGGAGTGGTAAGATAAGAGCTAAGGGTGCTGGTTGGTTGGAGGCACAGGTAGTTACGATGAAGAGTTTGGCGGACAAGTACAAACCTGATAAGATAATGGTAGAGTCTAATGGTTATCAGAGGTTGGTTGTGCATACTGCAAAGCAGTTAGATGGGATGCCAGTAGAGGGACACAATACTGGGAAAGAGAAGCACAGCCATGATGTTGGAGTTCCGAGAATTGCGTTAGCAATGGAACAGGGCAAGTATTTCATACCGTGGAACAAGGTTGCGAGGGAGAGTTCCAAGCCAGGAATGCGAAAGTTGGTTGATGGTTTGAGTAGATTGATTTATGGTAAGCATGGAAGGTTAGAAGGACATACGCCTGATGCAGTAATGGCGTTATGGATGTGTGAGTTATGTGTGCATGTTTTGGAAAAGAAGAGGCTTGTTTTTACACGATGGGACTACATCTAAACAGGGAGATATGTCCTCAGCCGAAAGACATATAAACTAACAAGGTTCACCTTAGTTCCAGATGACAAGTTCACCCAGCAACGGAACACGAATGGAATTGTGGGGAATATCTGTTGAGACGAAACAAAATTTGAAGACACTGGCCAAGGTTAAAGAAACACCAGTCTCTAAGATGTTAGAACCTGTCATCGAAGATTATATACACCGCCACCGTCATGTATTGGAATCAAGGAGAGTTTGATGGGATTATTTGACCGATGGAGGAGCAAGCCTGTTAGAAAGGCAACTGGCATAGATGCTTTTCTGGAGAATGCAACTGCTGATGTTTCTAAGGAGGCAAGGACTCCCGTTTATTCTGGTGTAAGTACGGACACAGCATATCGTCAGTCTATACTTCCACAGGTTGACCAATTTTATTTGGAACAATTAGCTGATAGGTATTCTCATCTCAGGACCGTAATCACTCGAATCGCATCTCAATCCGTTGCAAAGGGATGGGAATACCAAGCTATTGGTGATGGCGACCCTGAGCAGAGAAAACAAGTAGAGGCACTTCTTAGAAATCCAACTAATAACAGTGCAGATATTAACGGCACAGAATTTTTCAAGGCAATGATAAGACAGTTAGAAGTCTTTGATGATTGTTGGGTAAGTTTAGTTTACGACAGGATGGCCAGTGAGGACGGTAGTGTTTCTGGTAAAGTAGTCAAGGAGCTTTGGGTAGAGGATGCAAAGCACATGAGATTTCACGTTGATGAGTTTGGTAGATTCGTAGAGGAAGATAAGTTTGACCCAGTAAGTCGAGAGTTCATGGAAGGAACGGTTAATCCAGAGACGGGTGTAGAGTTAGAGTATATGGCTTATTATTATGAGAGCGAGGATGGTAAGATACCGTTTGCACGTGATGAGATAATTCATTTTAACAAATACAGTGCGAATGCTCGATTGTATGGGCAGTCGCCAATTATAGGTCTTTCCAAGAAAATCGAAACAGCATTGGCCATAGAGTCATTTCAAAACAAAATCTACCGATTGGAAAGGCCGCCAAAAGGATTCTTAGATGTTCCAGGCCACGATGAGGAATCATTGAATAGGTTAGGGGAATACATTGCAGAAGAAACAAGGAGAAATCCAAACTTTATTCCTATTTTGAGTAGTAGGGATGCAAGCACTACGGCTAAGTTTGTGCCAGTTATGCCTAACATGGATGAGTTAATGATGCTACCTTACATGGATAGGATTAACAATGACATTAATGGGGCTTATGGAGTCATGCCATTAGTAGTTGGACAGTTGGCAGGAGTGGGTGGATTGAACTCAGAAGGTGAGCAGATAACTATCTTTGACAGAACCATCAGAGAAACACAGCAATGTGTTGAGATGGGTTTCCTGAAGCCGTTGTTGAAACTTATGGGTATTGACACATGGAAGATTAGATTTAATGATATTAATGAAAAGGATGAGACAAAATATTTGAACAATATGAATTTGAAAGCTCAGATATTGACCCAAATGCAGAACGTAGGAGTGGAGATGGATTTGGATGGTGAAGGTAATTTAGTGCTCCCTCAATCTCCAGAGGTGGTGCGTCAGGATTTTCTAAACAGTTCTCAGGAGTCGCTGGAGGCCGAGGAGCTAAAAGAACATCTGGATATATGGAATCAGCAGCTCGAGAACTCAGAGGAGTCCTTATACAAGAACTTAAGCAGCTCGAAAAAGTAAGAACATACGACGAATTACGCACACAAGTTAATGATATTGCAGTAATGTTAGCAAAGCGTATGCGTGATGCAATTATAGATGATATGGACTTTGCATTTAGAAATGGATATAGTTCAGCTTATGGTGAAATAAAGGGAATAAACAAAACTGCGGCTAAAGCACCAGACCTTAAACCAGAGGACATTGAAGTATTAAGATTATTAAAGACAGAGGGTGCGTTGTATAATGCATATAATCAATTTCAAAACATACTTGTAGAAAAGATGAATGCAACGATTATGGCAGGTATAGCACAAGGCAGTAGTATTCCAGAGATAGTGCAGAATATGCGACAAGTAGGAATTGGCGAGACTTATAAGCT